AGCCTTGACCCCTTTGCCCACTAAACGGGCTTTATCGCTCTTCTCTTTGAAGTCAGGGTCGTTCATCACCCATTGGCGAAAGGTCACTTCATTGCGGTTAACCGACTGCATAGCAGCGGTAATCGTTGAACCTTGCTCAAGTTGGTTGAGAACTCTCTGTTGAGCCTCGTGCTTAGGGATGTCCACTTTCCCTGGTTTGCGTCCCATTTTGCCTCCGTTATATCACAGTAATAACGCTACCTGTTAAACGGCAGAATATCCCCATATTAATATATTATATATAAATATATATTTTAAATATATATTATATTACGTCGCGTAGCCCGCAAGAGGCGGAGCGACGCTCCGTATAGATATATAAATATCTATACATATAAGATAACCTGTTCAAAACGTAAAACCGAACAAAAAATATAGAAATATTTTATATAAGTCGCCCATTGGCGACAAAAGTGCTGGTCAGAGTATATATATAGGGGGCTATATAACAGAAAATTTTTGGGTGATACTATAGGTCCCCCCCCCACGCACGTTTAACCAATGTACCCTCATAGAATACCGACCATTAGGGTCGGTTATACCGATTAGATATAGCGGGGATGGATGTCCCCTATTGGATGGATGATTACTTACCCTTACTTACTATCTCTTACCCTTGTTTAATTCTTACGTGTTAATTAATAAATAGAATTAATGGGAATAGGCAGGGGCAGACTCTCTCCCTAGTCGGTCCGTCGCCACCCCGTAATTGGTAATTAATAGATGATTAATAAAGAATAGGTAGATGACTAGTCAATAAGACTAGGTGACTAGACTAGGAGTCTCCTCCAATTCTTGGGAGTTAGGTTAATTCCATTAGTCCGAGAGTGTGACTCAATTCACTAAAATATCTATTGACTTTATAAGTTGAGCGTAATAATCTTCCCTCATAACTTAATAATTAATCATTAGATGGGAGAATAAGAATATGAGCACAATTGCAATTAGCGCGGGACGTAATATTGGGAGCGTCCCTATGGATGCGAGCAAATGGGACGCAATGCGCTCCCAATTAGTTAACGCGTTAGAAATAATCGGAGCGGACATCTATACACGCGACGCGCTAGGCGCGGGAGAATGGATAGATGATGCAGGAGAAGTTATACGCGAGGAGAGTGTGACTTACGTTGCGAGCGTAGACGATAACTCCATCCCAGAATTGCAAGAGCATCTCGCGCATATTGCGCGGAAGTATATGCAAGACGCTATCGCGCTCTTAGTCGGTAATTCTATCCTAGTGAAGGGAGCCTAATCGTGGAGACATTAGTACACCTAGAAAATTGCGAGGAGTTAGGCGCTACGTGCGTCTCTTGCGAGGAGCACGCGTGCGACGCGTCCGACTTTAACTATTCCGACTTTAATCAAGAGGAGCGCCTATGCGAGACGTGCTATTACGAGGACTTAAGCGACGGAGCGTCCGTCGTGCATCTTCTAACTCCTGGCGCTAGCGAGATGGCTAAATACTATTTAGGAGAATATCGCGCTATAGATGAGTACGGCGACCCTATTTACCATATTAGGCGCAAGTACCATAAGACGGACGCGTGGCGTGGATACTATGAGACATCCGTAGACGGGACCATAGAATACGACGCGGGAGCGGACTTATGGGGAGAATCTACCGACATCCGCACGCTAGCGGAAAGATTACACGACGACTTCAAGAATGGAGTCCTACCGATACCCGTCTATATCGTAACGGACCCGACTTCTAACGTATTCGCTATCGCAATGAGTGTCTTAATAGCGCCACGCGATAAGGAGACGCTAGACTTATGGCTTAATGGTGAGTACGTAGAAGAGGACTAATACTCACGTCCCCGCGCTAGTGGAGCATATTAGGGAGCGATACCCTAGCGGGGAGCGATAGGCAGACGCCTATTAACTAAGTTAGACGGGAGAAAATAATTATGGGAAGAGTATTAGCGGAAGAGTTAGCATCTAGCGACATTCCATTAAGCGCACAATTGGCGCATCATCTACGCGGGAATCATTACCCGCCCGTACCTATTGAGATGGTGGAGCCGTGCATTAAGGCTATTGATACCGTGCAACGTGCTCAATGGGGAGACGCATCATCTAGCGACCTAGTGGAATTACCTAATGGCGTGTCCTATCGTGGAGAGACATCCGCTCCCGCATATGCGCTCGTGGAGTCTTTCCATCTGGACGCGTTTATCGAATGGGACGGTGAGTAATGTCTACCATAATGAGCGCACCTAATCTAGTCCTATGCCTGGCAGGGGAGCACGAATGTCTACCCGCGATTATGGTGGAGATTATTAAAGAGAATGAGGACTTACTCAAGTTGGTCCGAGAATATGGCGCGGGACGCGCATCTTATGAGCAAGTCTTGGAACTATCTAAGGAGTTTATCTAATGGCGTTAACACGTAGAGGACTTAGAGTGCGAGCGATAGTGCGCTTTATATTCTGGCTAGCCGTATTCTGGTTAGCCTTCTGGTTAATTGATATTGTGACGACCCCAGATGAGTGTCGCGTAGCGGTGGAAGATATGTCGCAATTCTGCCTAGACTTAATTTATCCATAAGAATCACAGACGACAGGAGAAGGGTAACTAATGGCGCAAGACAATTTACGATTTAATAAAGAAACATTTTTGAAAGCGTGCAAGGTTCAGCCTTAAGACAGAAGAAATAAATGTGACGCAAGTCACAGCCTCAAATCCTTTACAGAGGGCGCGTGTTCGTGGCACGATTGAGGCACTAGGTAAGGAGAAGCCTTACCTTAAACAGACAGGAAGAAAAACAAATGGAAATCATTAGAGAACTATCAGTAGACAAGTGGGGAATTTGGATTGATACATATTTCTTTGACTTCTATCTACACACCCGCACCATCATCACCGCGCTACTAATTGGCGCAATCTTAAGAACCCGCAAAGTTATCAAAGACAAGAAGCGCAAGTCTTAAGACACAACTTAATATGTGAGGCAACTCACACCCCCGAACACTTCACAGAGTGCGACTATTCACGATAGTATCGGGGCACAAGGGAAAGCAAGGCGCAGACCCTAACCGCTAAGGAGGCGGAAATTATGGAAACAGAATACAACGGCTGGACAAACCGCGAAACGTGGTGCACTAATCTATGGATAGATAATGAGTTCGGTCTATATGAGCAAGTCCAACAAATGGCAAAAGAAGAAATCGCAGGACACGACAAGGGCGAAGAGATTAACCCTCACTACTTAGGCGAGCAGATTAAAGAAATGTTTGAAGAGTTGTTCGACTTTGAAAGCATAGTTTCTAATCGTGAATTACTTGTTATGATGAACGACATCGGCTCTTTATATCGTGTGAACTGGAAAGAAATCGCAGGAAATATCTTAGACGAAAACAAGTTGCAGGAGGCGAACTAATGAGCAAGAGCACGAGAGAACTAATCGGAGCGACCTTATTCCTCCTAATGCTGGCAGGGCTAGGGTTGCTTGCAATCTTCCTCTTTCAATCTTACTTCCACCCTTACGAGAAAGATTGCCACCTCGAAGCGGTAGGTAAAGTCTGTAAAGTTGCTTATCACCTTTACTGGAAACCAACCCTAAGCATTTAAGGACTTAAGACAGGAGAAAACTAATGAGCGATTTAATTCAATGTGATTTTTGTGGGGAGTGGTATGAACACGAATTTGAAAAGTCAGAAGAGGGAGAAGAATGAGAACTTGGGAAGAGCAACTATCCGACCCAATAGAGGGCGAGACTTACGAACCTTATTGTGGCGATTGCTTAGTGCCTATCACAGAGTGTGGGTGCAAGCCGTGAAACTACAAGCAAAGACACAAAAAGATAATATGAAATTATGCTTGCACTGCGAACGATACTTTATCGGGGCGTATGCACACCACCAACGAATTCACAAACGAGAAGAGACAGAACAGGAGAGTTATTAATGAGCAAGAAGTATTGCTACATCATCTCGTATGACGAGCAAGAGCAGGAGTGGTTTCTTGATACTGATATGGAAGAGCAACGATTTAAGTACGGAACTATCTACGATTATGACTTAAGACAGTGGGAGTATGCCTACACTGGAGACGGAGAATACAATGGTCAAGAAGAATATAGGAATGGTCAGGTCGTTGACTTAATTGAGCGACTTAATAAACTAGAGACACCTAAAGGATAGGAGAAATAAAGTGGAGCACATTAAAGAAGTAAAAGAATTACACGATTTAATTGGTAACGCATATTGCCTTTATGAATTATCAGAAAACGCTTTTAATTATTGGTTAAAGGTAGCAGGACTAGAGATAGGAGTAAACAAATGAGTTTAGAATTAAAGAACGCAAGTGTAGATGTAACTGCCTACGATAAGAACATTGAGTTTACTTACAATGGTGAAACCTATGAGGTTATTTTGCATTGGGATAATCAGCAAGGATATGAACTAATGTGGGTTACCTATGTAGGGCAAACCCCTCAGTGGGCAATAGATTATTATGACGAGACAGGAGAAGACTTAGAGTATGCACTCGATGTCTTAACAAACTTGGAGGTAAACCTATGAAAGTAAGACGCGTAGTTGAAATGCTTTACCAAACCTATGACCCTGAGCAGGAGATTATGGCGGTATGGATTGGGTCAGAGGGATTTGAAACTAAAGCAGGGGTATGGCAACGAGCAGTAGAACTATTTGAAAAAGATAATTATATAGATAATGATTTCATTGACGCAGTTCGCAACCTAGTATGGGACGCAGACGCAGAGATAGAACAAGAAGAGAGCGAGAAGTTACACGCTAGTCTAGCAATAGATAGTTACTTGGAGCGAGTGCGAGAGGAGCAAGCAAATGTGTGAGGCTTGCGACTTAAGTAATGATACTTGCAGATGTGTCCCTTGTCGTAGTTGTGGACACGACACCCCGCCTGATGATATGTGGCAGGGTAAGTGTAGTTCGTGTGAAGATAGTCAAATGGTTAGGGGAATAATGTGAGCAAGGTATATCAAGTAACCTACGAATTCAAAGGTGTTGAAGTGGTCAATGTATTCTTAGATGATACCATTGTGATACCAGATGATTTCCAGAATTGGACACTGATAGCGCAAGACGAGTGGCTATATGAGAACCAAAGTTATTCTAAGAAACAATTCACAGATACCACTTGGGGTAATGCAGTTAATATCCTACCGACTAGTAACTTAAAGTTGGTCAAGTAATGTTTGATAGCGTAGAGAAGTTACCGACTTGGCATAAGGACGCAGAGTGCCAACGACATTACGACCCTGACCTATGGTGGTATGACTACCCATTACCTAGTCAACCTGACGAACGAGCAGAGACTATCCTGCGTGTATCGGTAGCACTTGAGTATTGTTCGGCGTGTCCTGTCCGTAAAGAGTGCCTCGCAGAGGGTCTTAAGACTGATAACCTACACGCTGGTAGTATTTGGGGCGGTATGTTGTTCTCAGATAGACGCAAGATGTTAGGCAAGCGTGCCAATGACCGCTACTACAACGAACGCTGGCTCAAGGCTGGCTTAAACAGACTAAGCAGAAGAAGAAACTCAGGTGTTTAATGCAAGAACGAAAGCCAATGGTGGTTGCGTTTATCGTAGCCTTGATATGGGTATGGGCTACGCCCGTGATAGAAGAACCGACAAAGATTATTCCTATTAAGATACCGATAATTAAAGCAAGAACCAAAGCAACAATGGCAGAAAAGAAAGCCAATAAGGAAATGGCTAAAGATTTTGCTTGGGCTGGCTATGGTTGGCGTGGACAACATTGGACTTGTATTGAAAAACTATTTACTGCCGAGAGTAGGTTTGACCACTTAGCAAACAACCCTAAGTCTACTGCGTATGGTATCGGTCAGGTCTTAAATGAAACCTCAAGCGACCCTGCAATACAGATATTAAAAGCGTATCAGTATATTAACTTTCGTTATAGTGGGTCTCCCTGTAAAGCGTGGGTCTTCCATCTTAAGACAGGACATTACTGATGTTAGACTTACGGGGCAAACCTGTAGTAGTATGCGTATGTGGTAGCAAAATGTGGCAATTAAATGTGATGTGGGATACAGAGACAAGGGCAGTAGGTTGGTATGACCTTAAGCAAACTTGTATCGTATGTGGCGCATTAGCCACCGCACCTACACCAATAGACGAGGAGATATAAATGGATTATGTACTAGGGGCAATAATAATTTTAATATGGGTTGGCATTTTAGTTGGGTCTATTAATCTTTTAATGAACACAATATCTTTTGATGATGGCTTGTTTGAAAGTAATTTACTAAACATTGGACTTGCTATTGCTGGTTTGATTGTATGTATTGCTAGTGTGTTATGGTTGATAAGTAACGTAAAAGATAAGCCTTGTGTTAAATACGACACAACTTACCAATACAACTCAGCGACCAAGACTACTATGCCTGTTCAGTATTGCGCTGTTGAGGGTGAGTGGGTTAAGTAGTGCCGACATATGACTACGAGTGTCCAGGTGAGGGCTTAAGACGTGAGTTGCAACTACCAGTAGGACACGAGCAACCAATGTGCGAAACTTGTGGCGCACCAATGAACAGAATTTATACAGCAAACCCTATCCACTTCAAGGGGTCAGGGTTCTACAAGACAGGGGGATAAGATGTGGGGAAACTATAAATTATTTTGTACAAAATGTGATGCAATTTGTGAGGGCTACGCTGGTAACAATACAGAGTGGGCAGATGATTGTGTGTGGTGTGGATTAGATACAGGCACACGCTCTTTTATGGAAGGCTTTAAGATTTTACAGGAGAGAAAATGATTGAACTAGTATGTCCAAAGTGTAATGAAGTATTTGAAAGACGAGGCGCAAAGCGCGGTGGCAAACCTTATTGCAACAAGTGTAGTGCTAAGAAATGATTAAGTTATTAGAAAGAACAGGACACATTTGGTTTCCTATTCTAGCCCTATCAGGATATATCGCTTTCGTCTTGTCCCTCTATTTCATTCTCGTCGCTATCGCTGGCTAAGTCGTGGTCAATGAATGGTTTATGACCACCTAACCTACGGATTAACCTATTAATAGCGCGGTTGTGTCTCATACGAGCACTATCTTCTGACCCAAGACTTAAGACATTAGCAATCTCTTTGAAGTCCATAGGTTGTGCGTGTCTTAAGAAAAGAATTTGTCTATCATCTTTGCTTAGTTTCCAGTATGCGCTATCAATCTCTAGCATAAAGACCATCACGTTACCACCCTCTGATGGTGCAGTGGGGCGACCAACTCTACCAAGATTTAGTTTATGTGTTACGCCAAACTCCTGTCTTAATACGGCAGGAAGAATTGCTTCCACAATTGACGCATCATAGTAGTAAAGGTCAGAAGTATCATAGCCAATAGTCTTTGCTTTCCACTTCTGGCAGTAATCAATCGCTTGGTTGCGCAGAGATTTGTAAATTAAATTTTTAGCATCCCTCTCACCTTTGGCTTCCCACTCCTTTAACTTATTAGGATGTTCAGCAAACCATAACCAAAGGTTCTGTCTTAGGTCAGAGACTTCTACCATATCAAACTTCCTATGGTATTCAATGGCAACACTATCTACAATGTATTCCCACTTCTTTACTTCATCCCAATTCATCCGCCTCAATACCTTTTATCTGCTCAATCGGCACTCGCCATCCGTCTATGTCTGCTTTGTAATAGTTGTCGTTCATATAATCATCTGCTTTGAATGAGCCATAAATTTCTACCTGAGAATAATACTCTTCATCTAAAACTTTAACACCAACAATTGTTCTACCAATATCTTTTTTCCAGAATGGAATTGAATCTTGGGTGCGAACGGTTCGTATCTCTAAGTCTCCGACATCAGATATATTCTTGCGTTGCTTGTGGTATTCATTAGGATACCAGGGGACCGACCATTGTAGGTTGTATGTTCTAGCCACCGCCCACTCAGCAACATTCGCTCTGATGTTAGCGTTAATCTCTGGCTCTAACTTGCCTAGTCTTTTACCTGCTGCATAGTTAGGTCGGTCAACCGAACCAAACTTGGTGAGCCAACGCTCTACCGCAAGCAAAGTGCAGACACGAACTTCATCTTTGGTTAGTTGAATTATCACTTATCCCATTTATCTCTTAGCACCATCAATGCAATGACGGCATAGTTAGCCAAGTCTTTATATGTATCTTCAATTGATTCATAGTTAGCAGACTTATTGTTGTAATGCAAGTTCTTTAATCGTGCCATCTTGTCGTGCATACGCACAAGTAGTCCATTGATTGCACCGCCAGGTGCTTCAGATATATTCTTTGGTCCGTAATCCATATGCTTACGCACTAATAAATTACCTAACTCCCACATAATATCCATTACATCTTGTTCAAAAGTAGTGGCACTTCTATCGTTATCTTCAAACGAGTTTCCAAGTTCTGGACTTCTGTTATCTTCAGCCCCAAGTCGGTTATGTATTGAATAATTTGCCATACTTCTTCACTCTCCACCCTCTTCTTGCTCATTAAACTTCCCCTCTAATAATGACTTAAGACTATCTTCAAAGCGTAACATCTCTGAATCTACCACTACGTCTTCAATCATATCTTCAAGGACATCTGAATCGTGTTCCGCAGCGAATAGTGTAACATAAGTAGATTGTGTAATTTGTCTTATTTGTTCTGGATTATCTGCATACTCATAGAAAAATCTAAGTAAAGAACCAATCATTAACTTATACCCGCTGGGCAAAATTATTGCTGGGTCAAACTCATCTTCATCTTCAGGTATATGATGGTCCACTAAATCAAATCCTGATTCAAAGTGTTGACCACATTCTTCGCAAAAGTAATCATCCATTAAATTTTACCTTGGACCTAATATAATCTAGTCCATATTGCACATACATTGAATTAACATCTTCCCCGTCAGGTAATTGGACGATAGTAACTGGCAGTTCGCGGGCAAGACTACGGGCGAATTCTGTTCCTGCCTGGTCTCCGTCAGCAAAGACGAACACTCTCTCAAAGTCTGCAAGCAATCGTGTGTAGTGTCGCTTCCACGAGTTCGCACCTGGAACTCCAATGCAAGGTATACCAATGCAAGCAGACATAGTAAGTGTATCAAGTTCACCCTCACATACTCCTATAAAATCTCCAGCCCTTTCAACATCAAGGACGTTATACATCTTGGTCTCTGCACCAGTAAGCCCCATATACTTAGGCTCAACCGCGGGGTTTAGCGACCTAAAACGTAAGTCTACAATACCAGTCTTAGTGATATAAGGAATAGATAACCTACCAGCAAAGGCTTCGTGACCTGTTTCAGGCTCTACGACTACGCCTAATCGCGCCAGACGTGCTACCTCTAGAGGAATTCCTCTTTGCTTGAGGTAGGCTTCCGCCTGATAAATGTTTTCCGCGTATCGTTCTGTTGCTCGTCCCAACAATTCTTTCTGCGAATGACTTTGCTTCACGAATATCTATTCCCTCCTGCTTTGAAATTATTTGTAAACTATTTCCTTGTACTCCACACGCAAAGCAGATGAAGATGTTCTTATCAAGATTTGCACTTCCAGACTGGTGTGTATCAGAGTGAAAGGGACACTTAAGGTTAACTTGTCCGTGTGTGCTTCTGAGTTTTGCTCCATAGTGCTCAAGGATTTCCTTGATACTTGGCAAGTCGTTATCAATTTTTATCACCATATCCTGCCTCTCGCAGTAGCCACACTAGGTCTTCACCTCTAAGAAGTGTAACCCAATCACCTACTGACTTCTCTCCTTGTCCATTAAGTCTTAAGACTACAATGCCGAGGTCTTCACTCTTCCTGTCTTTTAGTTGTGCAATTGCAGCAGCAGGATTAAATCCTGTGCGTGCTTTTATTTCCCAGTCAATACCAATCGTCCCAGTAATATCAGTACCACTGCGCCCTGCGCCAGTAGATTCAGCAAATGGAAAACCATTCTCTGATAGGTAGTTAGCCCAAACCTTTTGAGTTCGGTAACCTCTATGTTTACGGGATTGACTTGGCACTTAAGGCGCGCTCTTATCTCCAGAGATGATACGCACTGCCCACTCAAGTCCATCAACTACACCATCAGTGTATTCACCCTTAACTTCGGGACGCTCTGCTAATATCTTATTAACAATACGACCCAATTTATCTTTGACCATTAAGTCTGCTTGTGCAAGAATGGTTGCACGCATCTCTTGGGTCATATCGTCTTCTTCTTCTCTAATCATTTGTATTCCTAGTTTGCTTCAGGTAAGTCTGCCATATACATATATTCAGGATTAAAAGACAACCACACATTTATGTTAGCATTAGCGTCTGCTTTCCCATAGCGGTTCTTCACTGGTGATATAGCCATTGATGTTCCCACAACTCCAAGTGTAGCAATTAACGCTGGAAGTTGTGCCACCTTACCCTGTAATGCAGAACGTGGCTGGCAAGGTCGTCCCTCCACCGCCTCAGACGTATGATGTAAAACAATAACACCAGCATTTGTGTGTCTGGCTAAAAACTTTAATTCCTTCATAATGGCACGCATTGATGCGAACTCTTCCCCGCCATCTGTTGCAATATCCATCAAATTATCTACGAAAATAGCCACAGGTGGACATCCCCATAGTTCTTCAAAGGCTTGAACCTCTTCATCAATATCTTGTAAGGTTGGACTAGATTCAAACGACCACACAATGTGTGAACCCCGCGAGAGTGTTGCCTTTGTCCAACCAATATCATTCTGTAGTAGATGTTCTACATCTGATTGGTTCTTACCTGAAATCATTGAGGCTAATCGCATAGCCATTGTGTGTGCGTTAGTATCTGCTGAGATATACAGAGTAGGTACACGCATATTAAGTGCCAAGGCTAGGGCTAGCGTTGACTTACCTACGCCTGGCGTTCCTGCCAGCATAGATACTTCTGCCCTACGAAAGATAATCTTATTGTTATCAAATGCTTTGAACACAGAGGGCAATGGTTCTCCACCAATGTCTGCTCTGCCTACACTACGGACAAGGGTTCTCATTTAGAGTAATCCCTTTCAATAATAAAATACCAAAATAAAAATTTTACAATGACTGATGGTTCAGAAAAATAAAGTTCAATACCAAGACTTAAACCATCACCCTTGCCAAGAACAAATGCAACCTTGCCAATAATAATCATCATTTATATAACTCAATTCCAAATGACCACTTGCCAAAGTTAATTCCGATTTCCCATTCGTTAGCGATTGGATGTCCCCAGTTGGTTGCATAGATACCAAAGTCCCAAGACATATCATTGTGTGTTCTAATAAATCTCATCTGTAACTCCTGTCTTAAGATGATACAGGGGCAATTGACTTCCCCACTACAACTACCCCTATATCAATTCTATTTAATTAACTGGTTTGCATTGGTCAGCACCTTGTGGTTGAGGGCAAGCCCAGAACGCATAAGGTTGACCGTTCTTCTTTGATACTCCGCTACGGAAAATACGCCCCCCGTGTACACAAGTTGGATTAGTAGAACCTGTAGGTGCGGGACTCTGCGCCTGGGTTGAAGCGGAGGATGTGAATGGCTGAGTGCTTGGCGTGGAAGCGGTTGTCTGCAGGGGGGCTACATTGTATGCCGCAACTACTAGACGTTGAACGCTTGCAATCTGTGGTGAATAATCACCAATACCCTCTAGCAATACTGATAGTTCATCAGCAGTGTTAGCGCGAATGTTAATCATATCCCCTGATGGGGTTTTGTAGGAAACCTGTAGTTTCCAGTCCTCATTACTCACTGTCTTTCTCCTTTGGTATTAAAAGACTAAACAAATGTCTTGTTTCGTCTTGAGTAATTACTTTCAAGCCCGAAGCAGTAAAAATGCCACGACCTAAAATGTTATGGTTGATATTCATTACTTCTCTTTCGTAAATGTGCAGTGTTCTGTTAATCCACAGAAACTACAACTAGATAGATTCGGTAGAAATATACCAGATTTGCGGGCTTTATCAAATGCAGCCACCATAAATTCTAGTTTGTCATAAGTGTATCCACTTAGGTCAATCATCTCTCCTGTCCCCGCCTCACGGCTCATCCAGTAGTTACCTAGATTGACTTGCACACCAAATGTTTGTTCCAACCCAATCTTGTAAAAACCAAGTTGAAGAAACGAAGTCGGTCTGCGTGACGAGGTTTTGAGGTCAAGAATCACAAGTTCTCCGTTAACCTCAAACACTCGGTCAATCACCATCTTCACAGGTACGTCTGCGATTACGGGATTGAGTTCTAGTTCAATGGCTCGGACACCTTGAGGTGTCTTCCAAATCTTCCAATCAGGATTATTCTTACGCCATAAGATGTATTGCTCTACCCAGATAGGACCCTGAGTATTCCACCAGTTAGCATCTTCCTTATTTGGATTTGCTTTGGTTGCTCTGCCAGCAACACGGATATTAATTAAATCTAAATCTTTAGTCTCTGTCTGCCAAGCAGACTTCCATAGTTCAACACTAATCATTGTTCTTATCCCACTCTTCTGTCGCTGCGTGGAACGCACGACCACCAGCAGACCAGACACTAGGCTCTTCAGGTAGTTGTAGCAATCTGCCTAAGTAATACTGATACCCACAGGTCAGGTAAGTTGTAAAGGCTGAGTAAGAAATATGACCAGGTAATTGATAGTCACCAAGTTGAATCATCTTTTCTCCTGTTCTATTTATTACTTAAACCCCCAGGAGGACAGGAGATGACTCAACTAGGGGCTTAAGTAATTCTATTTATTTATTCAGTTATAGTAGAACTATATCATACATTATCGGTAGATGATGCACGAGACACGGTTCTAATTCTGTGGCAATTAGCACAGACAACTTCACACTTTTCTATTTCTTTTTTAATCGCTTCCATTGACCTAGTTAAGGAAGTAGCAATGTTAAATTTTTTATCCTTAAGGTGGTCAAAATCTAATGCGCTAGGATGTTCATTATATCCACAATCGGTACATCCTTTTTCTAATTTATATTTATTTAGAAAATCTAATTTTAATTTACGAACAGATTTTATATATTCATATGATGCTGTCTTACATAGACAGCAGAATTCTTTTTTGAGTCTTATATGCTTTTGATAACCACTTCTAGTACCGCATACGGCAGACTCAGGTCTGCCTCGCTTTTCCCTTATAATCAGTGTATTCTCTTTCTATTATATAAGGGGCTCCGCCCCTATATATATCATATTATTATATATCAATTATACACATAACTTCAAAAGAAAGTCAATTCAATGAGTAACCGACACACCGAAGAATTTCCTAATTGGTTTGAGACGACCCCTGCTAGAAACACAAAAAGAACCCCCCAGCCTAGTATTTCTACTAGACCAGGGGGTTTATGTGTCTTAAATCGGCTCTGGTGACCTCTGAGAGGCTATTCTGCGGAGCCTCGTCCGTATTCCTTTTCGTTCTTATCTGCCCATTTAGCCAGTGGTGCTGCCAATGCGCCAATCAGTACAGCATATTCAGGTTTTAAATCAGTCAGCAAAGCAATACCCATAGTGATACCTGCTGCAAGCAGGGCACGTAGATAAGACTTAAATGCTGCTATCTCTTTAGGTCCTAAGAATTTATCAATCAGTTTCTTCATTTCTTACTCCATTTTGGTCGTCCAAAGCCAACGATATATACAGGCAGTTTGCGCTTATTGTTGGCTTTGTAAGCGCGTACCTTCTTAGCAACACAGCCACCATTTGACTGGCTACCTGTCTTGCCATCTTCGGTAGTATTGCCTTCCACCGTAAGAAGTGTACCGTCATTGAGTACCTCAATAACAATACCTACGTGGTCTACCTTCTCTCCGTTAGGGAAATCAAAGAATACTATATCACCATATTCAGGCTTCTTAGAGCCAATGTTGTGCCATTGTCCTTTGCCCTGAAATCCTGCTACACCAGCAGGCGTATATACACAACTAGGTATCTTTAAACCTACCTGCTTTGCACACCAATCAACAAAGTAACCGCACCAGAATTGCCCATTGTTATTATTGTATTTAACTTTGTTAGAGTTGGCTGGCTTTTCAGAAGTACCAACTTCTTGAACTGCTGTAAAACAGAAGTCTTCTCTTTGCCCCATTGTTATTTACCTATAAGTTCCTTGACTAAATCAGTAAGCAGGTTTACTTTTTCATTTAATAAATTAACTTTATCTTTTAAACTCTCGCCAGAATTAGGTTTAAGTTCATATAAATAATGTTTAACTAAGAATCTAACTCCAGCAACAACAGCACCCACTAGGGCAAGTAGTGCAGTTGATATACCTGCCCATTCGTTTATAGTCATTATACGGTCCTTACCATTATTTGAATTATGCCACCGAAACCATCAAATCTTTTATCAGGTGGAGTCATACGAGTAAATGATATTTGCTCTATGACTACTTGCCGACTCTCACCAGTGGTGAGGTCCTGCCAAGTAATAACGTCTCCGCCTTCTTCAATGTTTTCTAGTAGTTGTAATCGCTCTAATGCTTTACCTTCATAGCCAGATACAACATTGTATCTATCTGTTTCAACATCAAAGCAATAGACAGGAAATTTTATAATTCTTTGGCGAGGCGTAGCAATAGTAGCCTTTGCTTGGTAGCCCTTAAATATTGGACCTTCGCTAGTAGTGGTAGCATCACGAGTAAATGCAAACTTGTAGGCTACATATTCTTGTGCAGTTTCAGGTTGAGAGGTAGTTACTTCAACAGCAGTTACACCTGTCTCGTAGGTAATATGTTCATATGCTATATCATCTTTATCAACAGTTTGAAGAGTAAGTGAACCATAGGTAAAATCACCACGTGCAAGTAAACGCTTAAAGTTCTTAGGCTCTAGTGTGCCATATCTAATATAGCCAGTAGTTAGATAGCCAGTAGATGCAAGAGTTGAAGTTGATTGAATAGCAATACCATTACTGCCAGATGTAGTAAATGCTATCTGGTCTGTATTGCCTACAAAATCTACGCTAGTTGCATATCCAGTAACTCCATCTAGGTACGTATCTTTAGCGTAGGCAAATCTTAAAGTTTCTATTTCAGTTCCTAAATCAATCCTATATAATCCAGCATAGGTATTGATAGAACCAGTTACGTAGACAAATCTATCTCTAAATGCAAAGTCTAATCCTGTATTAGAACTTTCAATGATTAGTGGACCATAAGTTAAGTTACCAGTAGTATCACTAATATCGGCTACTCGGACACCTTTGTTAGTGCCGATTACTAAATATCCTAAGTAGGATTCAATCTTATGTGGATACTCACCACTAGGTAATTGTGCTGCAATAATACCTGATGTAAGAGTTGGCATTACACCAGAAGTATTTAAAGTAAACTTATAAATTGCACCGCTAGTGCCAGCATAACCAGCAGCATAGATAGCAGAACCGCCCTCGGATATAGATGTCCAAGTCCAGTCAGCATTTGGATGTGTATAAGTAGCAGTTGGTAGTGTGTGAGTAGTGCCCTTTGCGTTAGTTAATTCATAAATAGATGCGCCAATACCAGCAACAAGACGTTGCTTAACCCAGTTTAGTTTTACCTTTTCGCTACCAGTATTATAGTAACGAGAATAACCAGCAGTAGGAGTAGCAATAGGACCTGTGTAGATATGGTCATTATCTGCTATAAAAAGATTAACACCATCTGTAGCAATATCTAAAATAGCAGTATCTAATGGAGTTGCTATTGTAGTTACATCTGTATAGGTAACTGCAGTACCATCAGGTGTATAGTTCTTGATAGTTGTACTTGCTGGAATCCAACCAAGAATTTTATCTGTTGAACCATCTACTATAGATATAAGTTTATATATACCGCTAGTTACACCAGTTAGGTTACTGGTTTCTTTAAGTAAAGTTACCTGCCCCTTAGTCCATACATTTACATTATTGCTATCTTTAAACATACGATATTCGTGTTCAAGTGTAGTACTAGGATGTTGTGGGTCATAGAAGGTAATACCAGTACCAGCGTGGAAGGACATTTGGCTACGAATCCACCAACCAGTAAGAGATTGTTCTCCTGGTTCTGTGCTACTATCAAATTGTTCTTTACGATATGGAGCAGTTTGTCTGATGTATGGACGTTCATCATTTATAGCATAGAAGAATGGTTGTCCACCAACCGCTACGTCATATGAGTCAGATGTATTCTGCCAGTATGTACTTGTAGATACGATACCAACATCAACCGCAATAGCCCGTTCTTCACGACCTTCGGTTATATCTCTAGTCATTATGCTCCTTGATTAAAGTTTTATTACTTAGATAGTGCAGTAATTTCCTCAGCAGTAAGTCCTAACGCCGCTAACTTAGCCTGTGCGCTAGCCTTTGCCTCTGCTGCTGCTGCTTCTACCGCCTTACGCTCTGCTTGTTCTGTAGCGTATGCTTCTGCATTTGCTTCCATCTCCGCGATTTCCTCAGCAGTTAGTTCGATAACTTCCTGCTCGCCTGTTTCGCAGTTGATGATTACCTTAGTTGGTTTATCCATTATTTTTCCTAACTGTTCTTAATTCCGTAAAGATAGAATGATGAGCCTGAAACAAAGTTAAAACCTTGCTGATAAAAAACAAGAGATGTAATTGCAGATGTATTGTTCCATAAACCAGCAGTAGCGCCTCTTAGCCAAATTGAAGAACTGTTATTTTCTGCTCCATAATCACCAGACATAGGTTTTGCTACAGAAGATAAATAATTTGGAATGTAGATTTCAATAGAAGAAAAAGTGTTTGCAGTAATACTGCCAGCATCAACAGCATTTTCAAACCACAATCTTGTGGTTGCCGTTCGTCTTGAAGATGAAGCCGTTGTATTGTATCCATTTATTTCTGTACTTGAATGATTAGCGCTAGTGCCATTTACTGATAATTGCAATGAACCTAGATTACCACCATCATCACTTCTTGCCGATATTTTTACCAACAAATCGGTATAAGTTGCAGGAATAGCGCTAAAGGTAACTGAAGCGGCTGAACTGCTTAGTGTGTTGGAAGAAATTAGGGTGTATGTAGGACTAGCCATTCTTTACCTTCTTTGCATTACGTCTTGTAGTTGCTTGATGGCAAGGTAGGCATACCGCCTTACCGCTTCTCCAAACTTTAATGTTTGTTTCCGTCCATTCGTGTAGATTGTTTTTACATAATCCTACATTTGCTCTAACGCTTGCGCCTTTGGCTACGTTATCTTCCATAGATGTAAGTTTCATATGGTTTGGATTAATGCAACGGCGGTGTTTGCAAGTTGTTCCGCTTATACATTCGGAAGGATTGTGGCAAGTATGGTCTACAACCATTCCATCTGGAATCTCGCCATACTGGCTAAACCAAGATAGACGGTGAACAAAGATAGCGTGTTGCTTTCCGTTGATAATACGGCGCATTTTGCCATAACCATCTTTAACTACTGACTTATTCCATAACCAGCAAGACTCTGAATCAAGAACATTAACGTCAGCAAACAAACGATTCAATAATAAATCGTTAGCAAGCATTTCGTGTTTAGCAATTGTTGCCATTATGCCGCCTTAATTCCGTAGATAGTAGCAATAGTTCCAGTAGCAAAATCACCTGAACTAACTTTTAAGGTAACCGTATTGATTGCAGATGTCGAGCGCCATAAACCAACTATATTTTCAACAATGCCGCTGCCGTTTTGGTCATTAGCCCCAGAAGATAAATAAGTTTTATAGGTAGAACCAGCATAAGAAAATACATCAATTTGAATGACGCCCTTTTGTGCTGCATAAATAGCGGATACGCTTCCAGCCGTTTGATTTGTTGAGGCAGCGGATAGTGCGCTTGTGCCATTTCCGTAAAGTCGTGTTCGTGAATAATTTGTTGCAGTGTCCGAGTTAAATTGAATTTGAGCAGTAACGTCTACACTTGAATTACCTACCAATATCACTTTTAAATCAGTATAAGTAGATGGAATACTGCTAAAGGTAATTGAAGATGCTGCGCTTGATAGCGTAGTGGTAGCGATTGGTTCGTAAGTAACTGCCATTGTTAAGCCCCCTTAATGCCATACAAGGCAAAACTAGAATACTGGGCAAAATTGCCTAAATCTTCTGTTAAAGTAATTGAAGTAACTGCAGAAGTTGATTGCCAAAGATTAGAGTAATACCAAACTTCTCCACTACCATTTGCATCATAACCCTCTAAATGACGTAAAGTTTTATACTTATTGGTATTTGTATAATCTAAAATATCTAACACTGAAACACCAAAGATTCCAGCAGTTTCTCCGCTCTTTGGTGGAAATGTTAAAATTGCTTTTGTTAAACCAGTAGAGCCATAAGCACTAACGCTACTACCTTGTCCATAAAGATAGTGATAGGTATAGTTTGCACCACTATCAGAATTTAATGTTAAATAAACATTTGTTGCATTTCCTGTAGTCTGACTAGCACAACGCGCTAACATTCGTAATTGCAAATGCTTGTAAGTTGACGGAATAGATGAGAAAGTTACAGAACTTGCTGCAGTTCCAAGTGTTTGCGTAGCGATAGACTCGAAAGATGGTGGCACATAGGAAGGATTGCCAGCCAAGAATGAATCATACTTAGTGATGTTAGTTAGGCTAGAGCCAGATAGTTTTGTAATTGCCATTACTCAATCACCTCGTGTTCTGGATTAGTGCATACCCATTGGCAAGTATCTTCATTAAGAGTTATCTCTGGGTGGCAATTAGGATTAGGGAAAATAAAAGCATCACGAACTGAGTCATAGGTATAACCAATACCTGCGTAGTTCTTGCGAAAATTATTATTGTAAGAAGTTTGTATCCAAGTGCCACCAAGGTTATCAATCAACCACTGGTAACCCTCATCAGGGTCGTTGTTATCTCCAACAGTTACACGAAGAACGATGTTGTTATTGTCAAGTTCTGCCCAATGAGCCATAATTAACCTCCAACTTGTGCGCGTGTGTAGCGAACAACCACGATGCCTGAACCACCAGCGCCACCAGAAAAACTTGCAGAACCTGAACCGCCACCACCATTGCCGCTATTAGCAGAGCCGCTAGAACCGCCATTGCCACTTGTTCCAGGTGCACCACCAGCAGCAACTGTTCCAGCATAAGAACTTGAACCAGAACCTGCGGAACCTGCAGAACCAGATGAACCCTTGCCACCGCCACCGCCAGCAACAATGTTTGCGCCAGTGCCAGCAGAACCGCCAGAGTTTCCTTGTCCCGATGTTCCACTGCCACCACTGCCAGAAGAACTTACGGTGCCATCGTTGTTGTTGTAATTCATACCTCCACCGCCACCAGAGCCACCAGAGTTGCCACCAAAGTTGCTGCTAGAAATATTGCTTGAACCAGGGAACGGTCCACCAGCGCCGCCTCCAGTAGTTGAGGTAGAATTAAATGAACTACCGCTACCATTGTAGCCACCGTACAGGTTCCCACCAGAACCATAACCAGCAGCACCACCACCACCAATAGTTACAGAATAAGACCCAGCACCTAGCGATTGTGATGTTGGATTAACCATACCACCACCACCACCACCGCCGCCTTTGTAGCGAATAGTTCCGCTACTTGTACCTGGTCCACCACCACCACCACCTGCGACAACAAGAATATCTGCAGTTAATCCACTTGTTCCGCCTGTAATAGTTAAAGTGCCATTGCTTGTAAAAGTATTGTAATAATAAGTTGCATCCGAAGTAAGCGTTCCACCAGAAACACTTAAAGGAATGTAAGCGGTATTGCCAGCGAGCATAGACCTGCTCTTCGCAAAGCCTTGCAATATGCTGGACTTACTGGCTCTAGAAATCATTAAGCGATTTCACTTCCAAACGCTGTAAAGGTTAAGTTGGCAGTTGATGCGTATACAGTAATAACATCTGTTGCACCTAGAGTAATACCAAGAGTAAGTGCTGTTGAATCAGATGCGCCAACAGTTACATCATAAGCAACATACTGGCTGTTAGCCAATGCTGCACCTGCCACACGAACTGCAATACGGAAGGTTGCTGATGTTGCTGCTAGATTTGCTACTACGATAGTAGATACTACTGTGCTTGTAGAGGCAGGTACGGTATATAGAGTTGTTGCTGTTGTCGCTGCTGGGTTTGACTGCCCAAGGACTTTGTAAGTTGTTGCCATTTATTTTCTCCTTAGTTACATTCCACCGAGCATAAAGACGGTTGGTGTTGGGTCGGTTGTGATTGTTGCCCACGAAGCAGAAGTTCCGTTCGTAGTCAAATATTTTCCTGAGTTTCCAGTCTGGCTTGGTAGTGCATCTACTGATGCCCAAGATGATGTAGAACCATCTGTAGTTAGATACTTGCCAGAGTTTCCTGTTTGGCTAGGCACTACATAGGTAGTTGAATCTGTAGCCACTAAAGTCTTAGATGATGGAATTGTAGTTCCGTTAACGCTTGTAGCGGTTGCTACACCAATATTAGGAGTAGTAAGAGTTGGACTTACTTGCATTACAAAGGTAGTACCAGTACCAGTCTGAGCAGCAATAGATGTTGCTGCACCCACTGATGTAATTGGACCAGTTAGGTTAGAAGGTGCAACAGTTACGTTATCTACATAGTACTTAGTTGCCGCATCCTGATTAGAAGTAGGGTTTCCCATACCTGTAATCTTGCTAGTGCCCATTGCAATAGCACCAGTCATAGTGCCACCAGCAAGCGGTAACTTGGTTGCAATTGAGTTAGTTACTGTGGTAGAAAATGAAGCATCATTATCAAGGGCAGCAGCCAACTCATTAAGAGTATCAAGTGCGCCAGGAGCAGAAGCAATTAAATCTGTAATCTCTGTCTGAACATATGCGGTAGTTGCAATCTGAGTAGTGTTGGTATTAGCAGCAGCAGTAGGTGCTGTAGGCACACCAGTTAGTGCAGGGCTAGCAAGCGGAGCATAGGTGCTTGATGCAGTAGAAGTTGCTAACTTAGCATCTATCTGAGTCTGAATTGCAGATGATACGCCATCTAAGTATCCAAGTTCAGTTGCAGATACGCTAGATGATGGAGCAATCTTGGTCCAGTCAATAGCAGCAGAAGCATTAATATCTGCATTTACTATACTGTTAGTTAGGTTAGTTTTGCTGTATGCAATCTGAGCAGATGAGTTAACATCTGCATTTACAATCGCACCAGTAGCGATAGCAGTTGTTAAGGTTGCATTACCTGTTCCGTCAAAAGATACCGCACTAGCCTCTATATCGCCTGTAAGACTAAAATCACGGGCATTATCTAAAGCGGTAGCAGTATCTGCATTACCAGTTACATTTCCAGTAACGTTTCCTGTTACGTTACCAGTCACATTACCTGTGATATTACCTGTAAAGGTTCCAGCAATAGCACCAGTACCAGTAATAGTTGGGCTAGTTAAAGTCTTGTTAGTAAGAGTCTGTGTACCAGTCAGGGTAACTACACCTGTAAGGGTATTGCTTGCTGAGTCAATTGTCTTATTTGTTAAAGTCTGAGTTGTATCTGTGCCAACAAGAGTTGTTGTGGCGTTCGGCAGAGTAATTGTTCTATCTGCTGTTGGGTCAGTTACTGTAAGAGTTGTCTCATACGCATCTGCGGTAGTACCCTCAAATACAATACTTGCATCACTTAGAGTTAAACCAGAAACTGTTGGACTTGTGAGAGTCTTACCAGTCAGGGTTTGAGTCTTATCAGTACCTACTACGTCACCTTCACCAGATGCAATACCGTGCATAGAGTGAGTAGAAGTACCATCATTGTAGGCAGCCGTTGCTTCAATATGTAGATTAGATTCACGGTAATCTCTACCAATTGCCATATGTCGCACTACAGCACCAGCAGAGTGCGCTACACCAGTTGAGCCATCAACAGCACGAACAATTGTTAATGTATTAGTAGATACTGCCGATACATCTACAATCTCTTCAAGTGCTGTATCTGGGTCAATTACTACTGTAAAATATTGACCAGAAGAAACTGTAGCACCACCTAGTAGTGATGTTCCAGATACAACGTTTGCCGAAGTATCGCTAGAAGTTATCGCCGAAGCAAGAGTTGTTTGCTGCGAACGAGATGAGTATTTACGTGTTGTCATTTCCTTACCTATCGGCTATAGTGTACACGAATTGGATAATATTGTTGTTGTCTTTGCGTTTCTTCATTTAAACGCTGAACATATAAAGCATACAATTGTTTAGTTGCACTTTGAGATGCACCATACGGACGCTTACTATCTGTTTCGTCTGCTTGTGGACTTACCTGTGATGCACGGGCAGGGTCAAGATAAGTAAGCAAACGATAAGATGCACCAAGAGTAATTACATCTTTACAGGAACTTGGTAGTCCAGATATAGTTTCAAATACTTGTGCATTAGTTGCACTTAATGTTCCTAAACTTGAAAAAGGAACTGGGTCTGTAGCATAAACAATTTTTACAGTTCTACCAGAAGTAACATAATCTCCAATGGTTACTGTTTGTGGGTTAGAACCATCATCAAATGCAGTAGCATTTGCAGCAGAATCCCAAGACCATCTGCGTATTGGAATCCATTCCTGAGATGGTCCGATTGCTTGCCAAGAAATACTTAATATATTTTGAATATTTAAATCATATAATGCGTAGGTTGTTTGAGCAGCATTAAAGGTAAAAGTTGTTGAGTCAACAGCAAATATTGAAGAACCTACAGCATTGATAGTGTCATTAATTGCTTTCTTAACTACATATCGTGGAAAGGTAGGAGAGATAGTAACCTTAGATTCTGTTGTATGAGTAGCAGCAGTAGTACCTAAGTAGCCACGACCAAAAGGAGATACCGTAGCAGTGTTAGCAATACGGTCAAATGAATCAATCCATAATAACTCTTCATCAATCTCAACTATACCTTTGCCAAGATTTTCAGTTGAATTTAAAGATAATATAGTTGGAGATGCAATTGTAGAAGTGGTGGTAGAAATAGCAGAAGTCAGATATGTCGCTCTATCTTGCTGATAGGTATATCCAGCAAGATTGATTTGGACCTCATCCATTAATTCTGTTAATGTGGTTGTCATTACTTCCTCTTGTTTCCTACGAACGCATTGTAATAATTTATATCAAAAGAAAACCGCTTCATATGCGGTACTGTCGCGCCTGTGTGCGCATATACTGGAATATCAACTTTGTCACATAATGAGAAAAAGTAAATATCCTCACCCATAAAGTTCTTACCGTGTCCAATATCGGAGAATAAAGGAACAGTTGGTAATACTTCACGGATTCTATCTACAACGCTACGGTGCATTAGTACAAATCCCATACCAGCAGCGCCTACTTTTATTAACTTGTCTTTTGGCAAAGGGTGCACTCTTGAAATGCCAATTTCTTGTTCTTTTTGCACAAACCAGAATAATGTAGGTTTAGGTTCCATTAATGATTCTTCTGGATTATCTGTAGTAAAATATACGCCAGTTAAAATTGGGCGTTCTTTTTCATCTTTATTATCCCAAAGAAGTTTAAATGTATCAGGACTAATAACTACATCAGAGTCTACCCAGAGTAGCCAGTCTGATTTATTTCCATCATACCAGTGATTTATTACACGGTCTCTTTGTCTAGCAATTTGATTGCCCTGACTTCGTAAAGTTGTAACAACTTCTACTCCAGAATGTAGCATTACATCTGTAACACCCTGCATAAATCTACCATCAACCATACCATTATCGCACCAAGCGATAGCCAGTTTGTTATTCATATTGTCCCTTTAGTTTTAAATTACCACTTAACTTTGTCAGCCCAATATGCTGCAGACATTTTGCCTTTAGCAATATTCTTAGCGTGACGTGCTTTAAATGACCTTTGTCTAGCAGTAGGTTGTCTATCTCCAGTTACACCTTGTTGTCCAAATCGGATAGTCTTTACTTGACTACCTTCTTTAGCCACTACTACGTGTGACTTTTTTGGATGGTTAGGTGTACGTTTAGGCTTGTTATAGCCAGATACGCCAGCACGTGTTAATCTTGAATCTTTCATATACTCCACCAACCCTGTGTTACTGCCTTACCAGAAGCAATCAATTCTTTGCGGTATCTATGTATTTCTTCCCAATTAGTTTCGTGAGTGGGTTTATTACATAATGGACAAATAGGGGCACCCATAATTTCGTATACGTGCCTACACATTGTTAACCCTTTTTCTTCCTAAGCATTGAAGCCTTCTTCTTCTTTGTTACTTTCTTTAATTCCATTCTTTTTTCAGCCATAGGTTCCATCATCTCTGCTTTAGCATATGCTTTTGCAGCCTTCTTACCTGTTGGTGTATAAGGGAATTTCTTGTTTCCTACTTTTGGCATATTACATTCCTATCTCTTTCATAGTATCTGCTACTCGTTGGTCTATTTTTTGAGCGGCTGGCATAGTGTCAGCATCATATGGTTTATTTAGTTTTTCAGAGGCTTCCCGTGCAGCATTAATATGTCGCCAAGTTGTTCCTGCTGGTTGGATACCTTCAGCCCTTGCAGCCCGATATGCAGCCAATTCTCCATCCCATTTTTTTTGGGCAATTGGTTTTCTGGCATCTCCAGGTGATAGTTCTAGAGTACCAATCTTGCAACCAAAACAACCCTCTACATATTCTGGATGTTTCTGTATTTGATGTAGGCTCATATTTCAGTAAAATTATCCTCAGTAACGCCAACTCCTGCAGCAATTAATGCTGTCTTGGTTGCTGTATTAACAGTATGATTACATCCACCACGATAGAACTCATCATAGGTAGCAATATCACTATCTATAGGATACATTACTCGTGAGTAAGTTGCACCAGATTTAGCGATAGCAACACCTTTATTTAATTTAAAAAAATAAAATAGTCTATGTAGACCAATAGGTCCTTCTTCTACAATTGGTGTAGTAAATATATAACTAGACATTATCCTCCTTAATGAACTTACCCTTAGATAGGGATATTGCTATCCCTACCTAAGTGTCAATCAACTAAGCGATTGATGAACCTGACTCAATGCGGTATAGAGCCTCTTCACGGTAGCGAGCAAAGCCTAGTACGCCATACCAACCCATTGGGCGGTGACGCATTAAGCGGTCTACTACTGGTCCGATAACAATATGTGGCTCTTCTGCCACTGCTTCAGCAAGTGCTTGCTGACCACAAAGAATTGTGCGATACACCTTTGCAGATGAAGCACCATCAGTTGCTGAGTACATACGTGGAGTTTCAACAAAGAACGCTCCACCATATACTCCGATTTCGCCAGCCCATACACGGTCTTGATTAGTACCATATTGATTTGGTACTAGCCAGTTACCTGTGTCAGTAGCAAGGCGGAAATCGTGGGATACTTCTGGGTGAATACCAGCCCAGAAATTTGTGCCCTTACGAGCAACTGCTTTATTAGTACGAAGTTTTGCAACTGCCTTATGAACGTTAGCAGAACTTAAAGTTGCTGCTGCAGTAATTGTAGCGGTTGATGTTGCTGTTGAACCTGAGTAGATTACGTTTGAACCACCACGCAATGTTGTCATTGCGAGAGAATCAATAGAATCTGCTAGGTTAAAAGCAATGATGTTTGCGATTGCAGGGTCAACATCTGCAAGAGAGAATAACTCTAATGCACGTGTTACCAACACGGAATTACCATACTCATTAAGAGTAATGGTTGTTGAGGTTGGTGTTGACATTGCTACTGCTGTTGGGTCAGTATCTTCTGTCAGAGCAGTAGTTGCTGCTGATAGGTCAACATATCGTTGTAAAACAACTGTTGAGCCTGGGATTGCCTGTTTTGCTGGACGCTTATCTGCAACAGAACGAATTAGTGGTTCTGAACGGAGAGCGAACTCTAGCAAACGGTCATATGCCTTTTGTACTAGACCAGCACTGTTGGCAGTTCCACCTAGAGAGGCGGAATCTGTTGATACATATGCCATATTGTCACCTCCAAGTGACTATGAACGGAATTATTGTTGCGAGCGAAGCACATTCAATAACGCATCCATTGAATCTGCGTTATCAATGCGATAATTTAAATCTTCTGCTCGGTCAGGAGTAATCGCATTTTGAGAAACAACATCTTGCTGGCGTAACGCTGCAGTATCTTGTTTGTTCTGAGGCTCGTCTGCTTGAATACCAAATAATTCAGCGTTATCCTCAAGCCAGTTTGAAACTGATTCTTCTGAGAAATCTCCATCTAAATCTTTTAGGATTAGGCGTGCAGCCTTTGGACTTACTCCCTTTTTTGCTAGGACTTCGGTTACGGTTTTCTCACGTTGAACTTTGGTTAATGATTCCAATTGTTCAGTAAGTTCCTTGATGCGCTTTTCGTCAGACCTCTTAGCCTTACGTAATTTCTTAAGTAAGTCATTATCGCTAAGAGATGTTTCTGAATCAAAATCATCATCTTCGTCATCCCAGTAATTGTTGTTGCTCATAGCAACCACCCTTTCTATTCGTTGTTAGTTCGCAGACCTCAATTGCCATTAGGGGGATGGGTTGGCTTCTGCTTCCAGTCTGTTACGCTCAATGGTGCTGGTCAGTCCATTAAGGATTCTTAGAATTGTCCCTGTGTTTGCTTTGTTAAACTGGTGCGAGACATACCAGATTGACCGCTAAAGGAACCAACTTCAAGCGCAGTTAAGCGTTCACGCTTCTTCTGTGCTTCAGCAAGAGAGTTAAAGATTTCCTGCTCTGCTTCTGCTAGTCCATATCCTTGTGCGGTGCTGCTATAAATTTGAGAAAGTTTCTCTGATGTAGGCAGAATATCTGCAATAGTTGCATAACCCTTTTGAGCCTCAGCCATAGATACGCCTTGAGCAGCAAGTTGTTCTGCTGTAGCAACGCCAGGCTCAATGCCCTGACGACGAGCAACTGTTCCAATTTCTGCTGCTGCAACTTGACGTTGAATCTTCTGTAACTGTTGATTAGGGTCAAGAACATAACCAACCATATCGTTGTTACTAATTCCATAGTAGTCACGTAGCGTATTGATAAGTGCTGGGTCAGCATTTTGAACTCGCTGAACTGCTGTTGCTACACGAGTTGATAGTTCTGCAGCCGATACGTCATTGGATATAAATTGCTTTACATAAGCATCTGTATCAAACTGAGTTAAGCCATAGGCTCTTAGAATCTGACGGTAACTATCTTCTAGGTTAATATATTCTGCAGGGCTAAGAACAGCAAGACCCTTCTTTAAGCGGTCTGCGTTAGCAGCAAAGCGCATTTGATATTCAGGTTGTTCTTGCAACTGAATAGTAATTGTTGCTTCAGTTGCACCATTCTGAGCCAAGTCAATAATCTTTTGAGATAGGCTACTTAAGCCATACTTTGCAAATCGGTCTTGAAGAACTGTAATGATTGACTGACGATTAGCATAACCTGTACCAGTTGTAGTAGCAGAGGTTGTGGTTCCTGTAGTAGTTCCACTAGTAACTGTTCCGCTAGTCGTACCACTGGTTACGGTTCCAGAAGTGGCTCCACTAGTTACAGTACCTGTAGTTGCACCACTAGTAATAGTTCCTGTTTTAGTACCGCCTGTTACAGTTCCAGTAGTTGCTCCACTAGTGACCGTGCCCGTAGTCGCGCCACCAGTAACTGTGCCAGTGGTTGCTCCTCCTGTTACAGTACCTGTAGTAGCCCCACTAGTTACAGTTCCAGAAGTGGCACCAGAAGTAGATGTAAGTGTAATATTGCCTTTATCATCTACTATAGGCTGATTAATTAAAGCATTGGCTCCAGTAATGTCGCCTGTCTGTGATGCTTGAGTTGCTCCACCAATAGAACGAGCGCCATAAGCACGCATATTTTCAGTAGTGTTTGGAGCACGATATAATTTCCATTCACCAGAAATATCATCTCCAATCCAAGCATAATAATAAATATAATTACCATCTGGCTTAGGAGCAGTAGGACGCATAAAAAAATTAAGCATTGGGTCAGACTTAGTGCGTTCAGCAACTGCAATTTGTTGCGCTAATTCTCTATCTGATTTAACCGCTAAAATCTTTTCTTCTCTACTTAATGAGTTCCATTCTTCAGGGGTCATATTTGCTACAGATGTAGCCTCTAAAATTTTCTTTGCTACAGCAGGGTCAATAGAAGCAATGTCTGCACTTAACCCTGCTTTCTTGGCAGCCTCATAAGAAGCAATATCTTTAGCACGAACATCTGCAGTAGATACAGTTGAGACTGTAGCGGTAGGTGTAACAGCAGTAGTTGTTACTGTTGGTGCAGGAGTAGATGCAGTAGTAGGTGTTGGTGTAGGAGCGGGAGCAGAAGTCGTTTTTGCTTGCTCAAGAAGTTTAGCCAACTCTGCTAAATTTATATATTCTTCACCTGGTTCAATAGGCATTACATCAACCCCATATCCTGTAGAACTTTAAGCGACAACGTATCAATGGTTGCTACCGCGTTATCTGTAAATGCCCAGTCAGCAGTTTTCTTAGCCTCGCGTTCAATTAACCACTGCGGCGGCTTAACAAACTGACCTGTCTTTGGGTCTTGGAACTGTGCAAACTTCTTAAACAATGGGTCATTTTCTCCGAACGAATTAGCATCACGTTCTAAAATTGTTGCTAAGGTTTGCTTAATGTAAGAAGCCTGGATGTCCATAGACTTACCATTGTTAATTCCCTCAGCGAACGCTGGATAAGTTTCAGCAGCAAGCGAACGAATCTGTCCCTGAATATCTTCAATGGTTGTAGTACCAGCAAATAAGTCAGTGCTTGCAGATTCCCAGAACTTCTCATTGTAAAGATTTGCTACGCCAAATGCTGAAGCATAACTACGAAGACCAGTAACATCACCAAGAACATCTCCACCAATCTTGCCAACTTTGCCAGTTGCAATGATTGCTGCATCAATCTGATTATCGTCCATACCTGACTGGTATGCCTTAGTAATCAAATCAGTAAAGGTTGCTTCATCTAGGCGTACGCCCTTGCCAGCAAGTCTCTTGCGTTGAGCAAGAACATATTTATTTAATTCATCTTGGAATACTTCTGGCTGTTCAAGTTTTTGCTTAAGACGTGAACGAACAGTCGTACTTAAGGTTGTGTAATACTTAGTCTTGAATAGAGCCTCAAGAGCAGCACCAGTCTTGCCAACCTTAAATAGGTTATAGACATTTGTAAGTTCACCACCGTAAGTTGGGTCAGCAAGAAGAGCCTCGCTAATTCCATACTGCGCTGCATCCTTAATGCCAGCGTTAGCAGCAGCCTCTGCTGCTTGTTGTGCAAGGATTGCTGCCCAATCAGTTGTTACACCCTCTTCTGGAGCAATAGCCATTAAGCACCTGCCACATTCTTAGATAGCCAATCAGCAAATGTAATGCGCTGTTGACGCTCAAAATCTTCGGCAAACATTTCTTTGCCTTTCTTAGCAAGAAGTTCTTCTATCCCAGCCGTAGTTGCACCAGGCGTACTTGTAGTTGTAGTAACACCAGAAGCATCTGTAGTGGTCTTAGTAACTGAAGCCTTCTTTGTATACTTAGCAATCTCTGACTGAAGAATGTTTAGTTCATCTGCGGTAAGGCTTTCTACAGTACGACCAAACTTGCTCTGTAGTCCCTCGTCAAGCCAAGAGCGTATTTGCTCAGGGCTATAGATAGTTACAGACTTTGAAGTTGATGGACCTGTAGTGGTGTCTCCTCTTGAGTACCAATCAAGATATTGGTCAACAGTAATCTTTGACTGGAATCCACTTGCTGAATACCACTTGGCTGCGCCATATACGGCTGCTTCCCAGATTGCCTGGACCTTTGGTGGGCTTACCTTTTCGCCCTTGCTTATGTAACCCTGAGAGCGTAAGCGAGATACAAAGTTATTGTAAGTCTTCTGGTCCCAAGTATAAAACTCAGAAACCATATCTGCTGCAGACTTAGTTTCATCTACAAGGTTTGGCTTGTTTACATTGAGATAAGTACCCGCAACAGGGTGTGGGCTTAGTCTACTTACTTTAGTGGTCTTCTTTACAGGACCAATGTAAACAAGATTGCTGCCTGTTGAACTACCGCCTGAGCCATTTAAGGCAGCCATTTCATCTTGTTCAAAACCAGAAGTATACATTACAACAAGCCTTTCGTAAGGTCATCTTTTTCAAGCATACGTGAATAAACTCTTTCAAATGTAACATCTTTATCAAGAAGCAAACCAACAAAAGAATCCCAACGCTCACGTAAATCTAGATTCTCTTGAGCATCAATTGATTGGCTGTTACGCATTGAAAGTTCTCTACGTATAAATTCTCTACCCTGAATATATTTCTTTAGAGTAATCATATCTTGACGCTGTGATACACGAGGGTCATTAACTACTTTGTTAGCAAAGTTAAGGAACTTGTTTACCTTATTGGTATCAATCTTTCCATACTCATCTGCCCAAGAAGGATTGTTCCTACTAAGTGCAGCAACAAATGCTTGCTTTCTATCCTTAAGATATTCAGCACCCTTAGAGTTAATGCTCTTAAAACCACCATTGATACGCTCTGCTTCAAGCATTGCCATACCCTTGCGGTAGGTAATCCAACCCTTTTCAGCCTGAGTGCTTGCAATAGCCTCATATGGGTCTTGTAGTCCTCTGAAGTTAATCGTAGAACCTGGAGCAATTGGGTCTTCATATTGGTTTCCGTAAACTGTAGGTGAGAACTCACCCTTGTTTGCATCTCCAACTAAGAACCAACCATACTCAGGTTGCTCTGCAATTAAGTCAGATAGTTCTTTTGAACGCTGATATGCGCTAAGAGTTGCAGCAATACCAGTATTGTTCTTAGATAGACTTACTGTTAAATCGTAGTAGTCATCACCATACTTAGCATAGAATTGTTCTGCTGCTGTATCAGGATTCTCTTCACGTAAGCGGTGGTATTCGTCAATATACAACTGATATGGCGAGCGATATGAAACTGCTGCTGGCATTGTTGCACTAGTAACCACACCAAGCATAAGGATACGAATAGCCTTCTCATTGATTTCTACTTTAGTTGGAGCAGTTGTTCTCTCGCCTAAATCAAAGCGAGTAGATTCTTCTGCTGCAATAAGCGCAGTTAATCTTGCACGCATAGGGTCTGATTCATTCATAGCAGCCCACGCTTTACGCGCTGCTGAAGACTGAAGAACTAAATCTATTGCCTTGCGGTCAGTTGCACCATAAGGAAGAATCTCTGTGAATATCTTATTCTTCTCTTGCTCAGGGAATTTACGTAGCAACTGAGAAGCAGCAAACTGCACGAACCAACCAGCGCCAGGATTCCACCAAGCACCGCCCTGAAATAGCAGGTTAAGGCTTGGCTTTGGAATAGATACAGTTCTATCAATACCTATGCGCTTAGTCCATTCGCCAGGGAAATTAATGTAGGTAATACCATCACGTTCTTCAACCATACCTGCACGGTCTGGCGCTTCATAAACAATGTTAAGACGACGTAGAGTTGATGGGTCATTAACCACAATACGGCTCCACTTCTGAAGAACATCTGAGAACGCACCGAAGAATGGGAATATATACTTCATCTGATGTGCAGCATCTGTCTTCTCAGATACGTCATATACAGTTCTACGCATTTCTGACCTAGCCCACTGACGAGCCTTGCTCTCTATTGAACGTAGGTAACGTGGGTCTACAGTATCGCCCTTAGTTGTTTCAATTGCACGTGAGACCAATGCTGCCAGACGGCGGCGATACAAGTCCACATATAATGGAGAACGAACTAGTGTGCTTTCTGGAACTTCACCAGCATACTTATAGAACTTATCAGCAATGTATGATGGAATTGCTGCAATTGGATTACGTTCAGTTGCTGCAGCAATCTGAGTTCCGTTTACTTCTGGACGGCGATTGGTGTCTGAGAAGTAACTCTTAATATCATCTGCGTTAAGTCTGCCCTTTGCTGCCTTATCCCTTAAGCCAACAGCCCATTCTGGGAATAGGTGACGGACATTCTCATAGTTCTCTTCTGCAATTTCACGAGGATTTTTACCTGTAGTACGGCTAATCTTCTTAGCAATCTCACGACCAATAGGGTCTTTAGTTAGGTAAT